AGTACGGAAGCAATCCCGCCATTATTTACAACATTCCAAATAGAAAAGAATATTTTTATGCTGCCGTTCCATCTTGGAATGGAAACATCAAAGGTTTGGACATTTATAAAATTCCACAACCAGTTCCTGTTGATATTACTTACAATGTTAAAATTGTTTGTAATAGAATGAGAGAGTTAAATGAGTTTAACAAAAATGTGATTCAAACTTTTGCATCAAGACAAGCCTATAGACAAATCAATGGTCATTATATCCCAATCATTATGGGTACAATTTCCGATGAGTCGGTTGTTGAAGTGCAAAGAAGAAGATTTTACATCCAAAACTATGAATTCACAATGTTAGGGTTTTTATTGGATGAAGATGAGTTTGAAGTTGCACCTGCGGTTTCTCGTGTGTTTAATACTTTTGAAGTATCTGCTCAAACATCAAGACCAAAAAGAAAAAAATACCCCGAAAATATTGATGAATATAATTTGAGTGTTTCAATACCGAGTGGGTCAACACAAACTGACTTAATGGTTGATTATACAGGTGATTTTAATTTATTAACAAAAATAAATGTTACCAATTTTGATGTGTATATAAAACCACAAGGACAAGTAACTTTTGATTATTATGGTAGTGATGTTTCATTAATACAAGTCAATACCAACGATACTTTAAGACTTGTTTTGACAAGTAGACCCGATGATACATTACCTTCTACATTCAATTATGCAATCAAATTGTTTGGTGTGAATTATGATGTTCCACCACAACCAAATCCAAATGGGAACCCCCACTCATGATTCACCATAAATGTCTTTTTTAGTTTGACATTTTTCTTTAATCAAATTTTCCAAAAATCTATACATCTTAATACCGTGTTTTTCACAGTATTTCTTTAAAATATCGTGTGACTCTATTGATATCTTCAAATTCTTTATTTTCTTTTCCATAGGTAGAATAAAGGCAGAAAATAATCTGCCCATATTATAAATAGATGGCGTAAAGTAAAGTTTTTCTTAAATCTGTTAATATTTATCTATAAAATAAATAAAACTGAATAACTAAAACAAAATGGCAGTATCAAATAAAGTATTCGTATCTCCTGGTGTATACACATCAGAGAGAGACCTTAGCTTCGTAGCTCAAAGTGTGGGGGTAACCACTCTTGGTCTTGTTGGGGAGACATTAACAGGTCCGGCTTTCGAACCAATCTTCATTACAAATTATAATGATTTTGAATCATATTTCGGTGGAACCATCCCCGAAAAATTTGTAAACACTCAAATCCCAAAATATGAGTTGGCTTATATAGCAAAATCATACCTTCAACAATCTAACCAATTGTTTGTAACAAGGGTATTGGGTTTATCTGGTTATGATGCGGGTCCATCTTGGTCAATCACAACAATTGCCAATGTTGACGGAAGTACTGTGGGTCTAAGTGTATCAACAGGTACAACATATACGGTTAACTTTACTGGAACAACAGGTGGAACTGCAATTACATATTCAACAACTTTCCCATCTATAATCCAAACAGGAAATACTTACACACAATATAATGGTGGTGTATCAACAATTAATGAACAATTATATAATCAAATCCAAACAATAATTAATAACTCAGGAACTACTTCAGGAGATTCTGCTTACATTTTTGGAACTGTTGCAGATTCTGATTATAATTCGTTATTAACACCATATACTGCACAGACAAACGTTTATAATGTATCAGGACTTTCTGTTTCAGATGCTGACTTTACATCACCAAGTGATGATACTTGGTATTACGCAAACTTTGATATTACAACAGCAGATGCTTATACAGGATATTCTTTCTATAACGTAGTGTCATCAATGACTAGTTTAGGTTCGGGTTCTTATTCAGGTACTGTCACAGGTAAAACTTATACATACTCAGGTACTGCATATGAAGGTTGGAATGATGTTGTTGTTGCGACTTTCCGTTCAAGAGGTGTTTCGTTGTTTACATCAGACTATCATGGTCCACAATATCAAATTACAGGAACAACTGATGTTATTATAGATAATTCAGGTTCTTATTCAGGAATTTCTCAAAACCCATTCGCACAATTTGCGATTTCAGGTTATACTGACAACGCTGAAACACCAGCTTCGTTCTCGTTTGTTGCGTCTATGAATAGTAACGACACAAATTATATTACAAAAGTATTTGGTATTTCTAACTTCGGTAAAAATAGAGTTGAAACACCATTGTTTGTTGAAGAACAATTCCAAACAATGTTGACTTATGGTTATAACAAAGGTTACATCAGAGGTATTAACTCATCGTTAATTAGTTTACCAGGTTTAAGAAACCCTGTAACTACAGGTACAATTGCTAACTACTTGGAACAATACCAATCACCTGAATCACCGTGGGTTGTATCTGAACTTAATGGTTCTACAGTTGAAAGATTGTTTAAGTTTTATTCAATTGCTGATGGTAATAGCGCAAACACTCAAATTAAAATTTCAATCCAAAATATTTCATTTAACAACTTAAGTTTTGACATTGCGGTTCGTGATTTCTTTGATACAGACGCAAATCCTGTTGTTATAGAAAAATATACAAATTGTACTATGGACCCAACAAACAATAACTATGTTGGTGTTAAAGTTGGTACTAGTGATGGTGAATACTCATTAAATTCTAAGTACATTATGTTGGAGATGAATACTGAGGCAAATCCTGAAAGTGTACCTTGTGGTTTTGAAGGATATGTTATTAGAACATACGGTTCGGCAACTTCTCCATTCCCAGTTTATAAAGTGGCATACAACTTCCCAGGTGAAGTAATTTATAACCCACCATTTGGTATTGTTACAAACCCACCATTCTCATTTACAGGTTTTGATAATAAAACAGTATCTGGTGGTGATAAAGTAAGAAGTACTTATTTGGGTATTTCATCACAAATTGGTTATGACCCATTATTCTTTGAATATAAAGGTAAACAAAAACCTCTTGATTTATGTGTTGAAGGTGATGCATTACCTTGGAATACTGTAACTAAAGGATTCCACATGGATTCAGGAGCGACAGTTGTAAATATTGCTTATGGTACTACTTCAGGAACACCAGCATTTGATTGTGGTGTGGCTTCATTCCAATCTGACCCTGAAACACCTGCAAATCCATACTTCCAAATTCAAGCAAGAAAATTCACATTACTATTACAAGGTGGATTCGATGGTTGGGACATTTATAACGAAAGTAGAACAAATACAGATAGGTTTATATTAGGTGGTAGTGGATACCAAGCGGGAGCTTGTCCAACCACAAGATACCCTAACGCAACTGGATGGGGAGCGTTCAAACCAATCGCTATCAGTAACTTTACAGATTTCTCAAATACTGACTACTACGCATACTTGTTAGGTATTAATACTTTCGCAAACCCTGAAGCGGTTAACATAAATGTATTTGCAACACCTGGTATTGATTATGTTAATAACTCAAACTTGGTTGAGGATTCAATTTCTATGGTAACATTTGATAGAGCGGATTCAATCTACATTTGTACAACACCTGATACAGCAATGTTTGTACCAGTAACAAATATAGCTGATTTCATCTACCCAACAGAAGCGGTTAATAACTTAGATAATACAGGAATTGATTCTAACTACACAGCAACTTATTACCCATGGATTTTGGTAAGAGATACTGTAAATAACACACAAATTTACATACCACCAACAAATGAAGTTTGTAGAAACTTAGCGTTGACTGATAACATTTCATTCCCATGGTTCGCAACTGCGGGTTACACAAGAGGTTTGGTAAATGCTGTTAAAGCACGTAAGAAACTTACACAAGAAGATAGAGATACTTTGTATCAAGGTAGAATTAACCCTATCGCAACTTTCTCAGATGTTGGAACTGTAATTTGGGGTAACAAAACATTACAAATTGCTGACACAGCACTTAACAGAATTAACGTAAGAAGATTGTTATTACAAGCTCGTAAGTTGATTTCAGCGGTGGCGGTAAGATTGTTGTTTGAACAAAACGATGCTAAAGTAAGACAAGACTTCTTGGATTCGGTTAACCCTATCTTGGATGCTATTAGAAGAGACAGAGGTTTATATGATTTCCGTGTTACTGTAAGTAATTCACCTGAAGATTTAGATAGAAATACTATGACAGGTAAGATTTACTTGAAACCAACAAAAGCGTTGGAATTCATTGACATTGAATTCTTAATCACTCCAACAGGAGCATCATTTGAAAATATTTAATATTTAAATGATTAGAAAAAAAATACTAAACCCAACATCATCATTACTTGAAGGTTTTGATGATGTTGGTACGCCTGACATGAAATATTACGCCTTTGATTGGGACGATAATATCATGATGATGCCAACAAAAATTATTCTTAAAGATGAAAATGATAATGAAGTTGGTATGTCTACAGAAGATTTTGCGGAATATAGAAGTGAAATCGGTGTAGAACCATTTGATTACAAAGGTAGTACAATAGTTGGATATGCTGACGAACCTTTTCGTAATTTTAGAACTGGTGGTGATAAACAATTTAAAATTGATGCCATGAAAGGTAAACCAGGTCCCGCTTGGTCTGATTTTGTGGAAGCAATCAACAATGGGTCAATTTTTTCAATAATCACCGCACGTGGACACAACCCCGAGACACTTAAAGACGCAATTTATAATTTGATTATTTCTGACCACATGGGTATTAATAAAGATTTATTAATTAAGAATCTTAGAAAATTCCGTGACCTTTCAAATATGGAAGACAAATCAGATGTGGAATTAATAAAAGACTATATGGATATGAACAAATATTATCCCGTTAGTTTTGGTACAGACGCAGGAGCCGCCAACCCCGAGGAATTAAAAGTTCAAGCAATGAAAGAATTTATTTCATATGTAAAAGGACAGGCTAAAGAATTGGGTAAAAAACTATATGTTAAAGATGATGTGAAAAATAAGTTTGTACCTAGTATTGGTTTTTCAGATGATGACTTAAAGAATGTAGAAGTAATGAAGAAGCATTTTGAAGATGAACCAGTTTTAAAGACTTATTCTACTGCTGGAGGAACTAAAACTAGATACTAAACGATGATAATTTTTAAAAAATTAAAGTAAATACAAAAATTTTCAAACAACGAGTATTTATAGATAAATAAACTAAAACAAAAAAACTAAAAAGAATATACCATGGCTGATTTATTAATGAAAATGCCGGTTCCTTACGAACCAAAAAGAGCGAACCGATTTATACTTAGGTTTGACACAACTTTAGGTATTAATGAATGGTTCGTAGAATCATCAGGAAGACCAAGTATTGATATTAACCCTGTTGAGATACAATTTTTGAACACTTCTACATATGTAGCGGGTAGATTCAAATGGAATCCAATCTCAGTTAAATTCCGTGACCCAATTGGTCCATCAGCAACACAAGCTCTTATGGAGTGGGTTCGTTTACACGCTGAATCAGTTACAGGTCGTATGGGATATGCTGCGGGTTATAAAAAGAATGTTGACCTTGAAATGTTGGACCCAACAGGTGTTGTTGTGGAAAAATGGATTCTTGAACAATGTATGATTACAAAATCTGCTTGGGATGGTGTATCATATAGTGATGACAAATTAGCAGGATTAGACGTTACATTACAAATGGACCGTTGTATCTTAGTTTACTAATTTTGTATTTTATTTTATATTGATAAATTAATTTAATACGGTATATTTAACACAGGGTCTATTCCCTGTGTTTTTTTTTATGGACGAAAATTTATTACAATACGCACAACAAGAATTTAATTTACCACACGATGTGGTAAGATTACCATCTGAAGGTAAATTCTACAAATCAAAGAAAAAATCTGTTAAAGTTGGTTATTTGACAGCTGCAGATGAGAATGTCATCATGGGGTCAAATACCGATGACATGATTATGACATTAGTTCGTTCAAAATTGTACGAACCAGATTTGAAACCTGATGAAATGTTAAATGGTGATATTGAAGCAATTTTAATATTTTTAAGAAATACTTCTTTTGGACCTGAATATAAAATCAGTATTAATGACCCTGAGACTGGTAAGAAATTTTCTGCCGATATATTGTTGGACGAATTGGATTTTAGAAAACCATCAACCGACCCAAATGAAGATGGTACTTTTGATGTAGTATTACCAAAGTCACAAGCATCTGTTAAATTAAAACCACTTATATATAAAGAAATTCAAGAACTTAATAAAGTGGCTGACTCATATCCGGCTGGAAGGGTTGCACCAAGAGTTACAATGAAACTTCAAAAACAAATTTTATCTGTTAATGGTGATACATCACCATCAACAATTATTAAATTTATTGAAGGATTACCAATTATGGATTCAAAATTCATTAGAAAATTTATTGATGAAAATGAACCAAGATTAGAATTAACCAAAACAGTTATAGCCCCGTCAGGAAACAAGGTAGATGTTGAAATCGCCTTTGGGGTGGAGTTTTTTCGGGTTTTCTTCTGATTATAGGAAACATCAATTAGACGAATTTTTTATTCTGAGTAGAGATTTACACATGTCTTGGACAGACTTTCAAAAAATGCCCACGTATGCTCGTAGGTATATTGTAGACAAATTAATAGAATCTTATCAAAAATAAGATTTATTCTATTTATTAGAATATGCAAGCGGCTCCACCACCAAATAATCAACCAAATAACTCCAATGCTGCCTCACAGGCTCAAGCGGTTATTAATGATTTTACGGCAACTATCAATAGGGGTTATGACAGTTGGTTATCTAGAACCAAAGTTTTAGAACAATCTTTTTCTGATTTTACGGCAAAAATGGCTGGCACTTTTGGTCAAACCCAAATGGCCATTAAAGGTTTGACTGTTGAATTGGCTGTTGCGACACCATTAGTTACAGGTTTAGGTGGAAGTTTAACAGATGTTCAAAATATTCAAAAAGGAATTGCCGACAGTTTAAATACAAATGTAATAACTCTTGGTGAAACTGTTGGTGATTTATACGCTGCGGGTCAGGCGGTTGGAATTGATTCGGGTCAAATTGGTGATATGGTTAAAGGATTCCAAGATGCGGGAATTCAAACAGGAAATATTAAAGAAAATATTCAACTATCCGTTGATATTGCAAGAAAAGTTGGTGTTAACACAAGTGCGGTATTTGGACTTGTTAGAGACAATTTAAGTAATATAAATAAATATGGTTTTGAAAATGGTGTTGCTGGTTTAGCTAAAATGTCGGCACAAGCGGCTTCATTACGTATTAATATGAATGAAATTTTTGGATTTGCTGAAAGGGTATTCAATCCTGAAGGTGCCGTTGAAATGGTTTCCGCTTTCCAAAGGTTAGGTGTTGCTGCTGGTGATTTAGCGGACCCATTTAGATTAATGTATTTGGCATCTGAAGATACTGAAGAACTACAGAATCAAGTTGCTAAAATGACTGAAAAGTTTACATACTTTGATGAAAAAACAAAATCATTTAAAGTATTCCCTAATGCCAAACGTGATTTACGAGAAATTGAAAAAGAAACGGGTATAGCATATAATGATTTGGTGAAAATGTCTGAAGGTCAACAAAAGTTGAACATGATTAGAAGCGAATTCAAAACAAATGCTATTGACGAAGAATCCAAACAATTTATTGCAAATGTTGCTCAATACAACAAAGATAAGGGTGGATTTACAGTTAAAGTTGGGGGAATGGATAAATTAGTTTCTGAAATTAATCCAGCCGACCTTGATGAGATAAAAAAATCGCAAGAAACCGTTACTGTTGAAGATTTGGCAAAGGCTCAATTAAATCAAACAGAATTACAAACCGCCGCTTTAAATAAGTTAGTTGATAGTCTTGCCGCTCCCGTAGCTGGTTCAAAAGCCCCAAGAGAACTTAGAGAATTTGGTCGAGCTGTTACACAAGTCGGAATGACGGCAACTGACAAAACCCTTGGAAACCAAAGAGGGGCAATATCATCTATTGATAAGTTTTATGATGAAACAGGTAAAAGTGTTATTGATTTATTAAAAGGAGAGGGAAGCCCAGCAAAAATTGCTGAAATTTTCAAAAATGCGGGTATGGATGTACAACAAAGTTTTTCTAATATAAAACAATCAATTACAAGTATTGATTTTAAATCGGCAATCCAACCATATGTAAGTTCGGGTAATAAAATTGCTGAAGCCGCTGATTTGGCAGTAAAAGGACTTACTAATTTAGCCACAAGAGCCACAGCATCGGGAACAATTCCAAATAGAATTGAAACCAACCAAGCACAATCACCAATTAATCAAACAATA